TTGTTGACAAAGCAAACACAATGCGTTAAGTTAACACAGTAAGCAAGAAGTTGTTTACACGCTCTTTGAAAATTTAGAATCAGTTGTTTTGTTTCGCTTAGAAACTTCAAACAACACCTGCATAGATGAAAGTCGATAATTGTGGGGTAAGTAGAGAATGACTCTACTTACACATACACAAACGCTAACAGAAGGCTAGTCCGGAGGCCGTTATGCTAAGTTTTTGTGTAGCTGTAAGTAGAGTCTTGCTACTTGGTTATTCGATGCTGTGAATAATTTGCAACAGCATTTGATGATTGTGCCAAGTAGTAACGAGATTGCTAATAGCCAGTGCGAAACTGGCTATTATTATACACGGTAATAGAATGCTCCAGAGTTTTTTTATCATCGTGTATTTATACTAGCGCAGGAGGACAACTCCGTAAGCCGCAAGAACATCGGTGCCGCAAGACCTTACAGCGGTTAAATTATCGGAGTGGTATCCGACAGATCCAAACTCATAGTGTTCCTCGTTAGCTCAGTTGGTAGAGTATCTGACTGTTAATCAGAGTGTCGCTGGTTCGAGCCCAGCACGAGGAGCCAAAAATACGGAGCGTGGGCAGGATGGTAATGCAGCAGATTGCTAATCTGTACTACCCGCAAGGGTAGACTGGGTTCGATTCCCAGACGCTCCGCCATGATAGTTTGGGGATTTAGCTCACCTGGGTAGAGCGATTGCTTTGCAAGCAATAGGTAATCGGTTCGAGTCCGATAATCTCCACCAAAATTGAAAGGAAGACTCATAGTTTGCGTTTAGCCCGTTAATTCGGATTGGGCGGAAAATGGATGAGTCACGCCACGAGCGGGTTGGGGGCTGCGTGACGAAGTTGAATTGTGAAGCAGTTGTCGGTCTGCGTCAAAAAACACCGTCAAAATTGCGGGTATTGTGTAATGGTAAGACCTTAGCCTTCCAAGCTAATGACACGAGTTCGATTCTCGTTACCCGCTCCAACTGTACTCCTGTAGCTATGCTGCATCATAGTAGCCACAGGGAAGGAGAGCAATGCAGGCTCTCCGAGAGATAGGTTTTCGGTAAAGCCCAAACCGAGATATGTGTGAAAGAGGATAATATGAAAACACTAGAAGAAAAAAGAGAATTTTACGAACGCTGCGGTGAAATACTAGGAATAGCACATGTTTACAACAAACCTGTGCCGCGGCGCAATAGGTGGAACAACAGGAGACTGGGTAACGGACGTTATCCAGGATTTGGACTAGTACAGTGCTATGGTAACAGTGCTAGAGTTATGAGTAAACACGGAACAAAAATGTTTGACTCATATGAAGCAGTATATAATTACTTAACAAAAGTTTTGCCCTTATAGCTCAGCTGGTAGAGCATCTGATTTGTAATCAGAGGGTCGGCGGTTCAAGTCCGTCTGGGGGCACCAAAATATGTCGCGTTAGCAAAACGTTAATGCGCTACCCGTGCAAGGGTAGAGGCCGGTGGTTAAATTCCCCGACGCGACTCCAAAATAATAAATACTGTATGAAAATACTTGAAGTAGTAGCAAAATTAACCAAAGACGTTGATCCTGAAACTGGTGACCGTACTGTCGGTGCCAATGTAACTGATTTTAAAAACGAGTACAACCGAGTCGTTGTATTACCAATGAATCAGATACGGTCTAGGTTTGAAGGTGACGGTAAAGGTGATCCTAACGATGTTGATGCTAGAGCAAATATAAACAGTATTAAAAAACAAATAAAACAAGATATCAGCAAGATACCTCCAATATTGGTAAGAAGACTTCCACGAGAAAATACTTACCAAGTAATAGATGGACATCACAGATACTTTGCGTTTGATGAAATGAACATAAAACGTATACCAGTAATAATAATGTCAGCTGGACAATTTACTGGTGACAAATACAAAAAATAATGCGGATATGGTGTAATGGTAGCCACGCTAGTCTTAGGAACTAGTGCGTAAGCGTGGGGGTTCGAGTCCCTCTATCCGCACCAAAATTATAAAGGAATATAATGATATATTATAAGATAGTTGATTTTATACCCAAGATACCAGATAATCTTTTAAAAAGCTTGGATGAAATTGAAACTTATGAAAATGCATTTCCTTATAAGGATTATGCAGATACGTATGCAAGTTATATAGTTAATGATGATTTAACCGAATGGATACAAAACTATTTTGATAAAAAAATGGTAGTTAGATATCAAGTTATAAAAAAGATTTTGCCTATTCATGTTGATATTGGTATTAAAGGAATTAAATATAATTATCTTCTAGAAACTGGTGGCGAAGCTGTGAAAACTAGATTTTGGGATAGTGTAGAAAATCCTACTAAAATTTTGTTTGAAACAATAAGCAAAAAAAACGAATGGCACTATCTTAATATAGAAGTACCACACGACATATCAGAAGTTTCATCACCGAGAATAAGTGTGATAGTTAGAGAATCGTTGTAAATAAAAATTATTGGGAAGTAGCTCAATTGGTAGAGTACCGGACTTTGAATCCGTTGGTTGGTGGTTCGAATCCACCCTTCCCAGCCAACTTTAACAAAAGGAAAAAGTATGAAACTTGACTTAACTGAACTTCTTTATAAACTGTCAACTAGCAAAAGTAGCCTAGGTGAGATTCTTGAAAAAGAGTTTGCAATACAAGTATCGAATGAAATACGTCGTTACGAAAACGAAAAAAGAAATCTTGCACTAGATGACTTTGTAAAAGCAGTAATAGAATCTCAAAATCCGCCAACGATTCATTAATGCATTATCGGAGTGTAGCTCAGCTTGGTAGAGCGCTTGGTTTGGGACCAAGATGTCGTGGGTTCGAATCCTGTCACTCCGACCAATTTTAAACTGTTGATCTAACCTCGTACTGAAACAAATAGCCATAGGCTCAGGCAGGAAGTACGGCGTATATAGTGTTAGACAACATTCGGACCGAGTCATACGTGAGGTCCAGCAAAGCGGTGCGGGAACGAACAAGCGGTAGAAGTACTATCGTGAGGCGAACGGGCTGACATAGTTGGTTGCAGTTTGGGTCTTGTTCAAGTAATTTGCCTGGGTGTAGCTCAGTCTGTGTAGAGTGCTTGCCTTGGAAGCAAGAAGTCGCAGGTTCAAATCCTGTCACCCAGACCAGACAAAACAATAGGGGTGTGGTGAAATGGTATCACAGAAGTCTCCAAAACTTTTAGCGGGGGTTCGATTCCCTCCACCCTTGCCAACTACAATGCGCTCTTGGTGCCAGATGGATGGTCACAGGGATTCTAACCCCTAGGAGGCAGGCTCGATACCTGTAGGGCGCACCATTTCGAAGGAGAGTAAACATGCACATGACCAAAAAAGAAATAGAAACTGCTGTTCGAGTTTGGCCAGCTAATGCAGAGGCTCCGCTGACTAGAGATCAGCAAATAGAACTAATGACTACTGCAAAGGTTAGACACCTTGCTAGAATTGAAAAAACGATCAGACTAATCAAAGGAGAAAACGATGTCGTAGATTGAATTGCTTTGTAAAGATGTGGTGTTCCACTTCAATAAGAAACACTTAGAAGATACTAGTATTCCTATGTGGGTGCTTAAAACACGAGGAGAAACCTACTACGTAAATCACGTAAGTTGTAGTGTTCCGTGGAGTACTAAAGAAACGCCGGATAACAGTCATACCAAAGGTGCAATTAAAGTTAAAGATTGTGTTGTAACAATTGACGACGATAACTGTGCTGACATTCGTGTGATAACTCCAGCAGATCGGGTAAACTTTCAAAAAAAGCAAACCGTTAGAGTTATAACTGAATATGGTAAGAAGTTAAAAGATGCACTTGTAAACATGAGCCACAGTCCTGTAAAGTTAGCTGGCGGCGGATGTGGGACTACTTGGTATATTACAGATATTCCAAGTATGAAACATTTTTTATTGTTACAGTTGCAAATTCCTAGCATAAGAGTTCTTAAAGAAAACGAAGACTACTATAAAAAGTACGATTCAAGTCCGGACGAATGGCTAGATGAAGATAATTATATCGACGACGATGATTACGAGTCACTTTATGAAAATTGAAGTCAGCAAAGATCATCTCGGATCGGTAACTCGTGCTATAAAGCAATATCGTTTACGACATAGACCATTTAACAAACTTATAAATAGCTACAGCATATATTTGTATCCTAGCAAAAAATTAAGTTTGTTTTTGATCCAAATTTCTAATGCTAATGTAACAGTGTTAGAATAATGCGGGCGTAGCTCAGGGGTAGAGCGCAACCTTGCCAAGGTTGATGTCGTGGGTTCGAATCCCATCGCCCGCTCCATAATAGAAAGTAGTCGAATGAATAATTTTGAACATTTTTATCAGTCTCCCAAGTTTGGTGAAGAGTGGTTTACCTATCCTACTCTCTACACAGAGATGGTACAACAATTTCCATCAGGAAGTAAGTTTGTCGAAGTTGGTTGCTGGAAGGGTAGATCTGCTGCATATATGTGCGTCGAAATTGCTAACTCAAATAAAGATATTGATTTTTACTGTGTTGATTTTTGGGAAGTTGGTAAAGAACATGCAGAACAAAACCCTCACTTGAAATATCTGTATGATATATTTTTAGAAAATTTAAAACCTGTTGAAGCGTATTATAAACCGATGAAAATACCATCTGTTGATGCTGCAAAAAAGTTTAAAGACGAAAGTTTAGATTTTGTTTTTATCGATGCAGGACACGAATATGATCCAGTAAAAGAAGATATTCTTGCATGGTTTCCAAAAATTAAACCGGGTGGTATATTAGCAGGACACGATTTATATCCAACTGAACCAACCTGGGGAGATGTTCATAAAGTAGTGGAAGAACTTTTTCCAAATAAGTATGAAGCTCGTATAAAAGAAAGTTGTTTTCTTGTACGTAAATAATTTGCCGGTATAGCTGAGTGGTTTAGCAGCTGATTAGTAATCAGCTGACGGGAGTTCGATTCTCTCTACCGGCACCATTTATATTGATATAAAATTGTAATTCATAATTTTATAAATTGTTAAATAATAAATAGTAAAAATTATAAAAAGTGAAATGTATAACATGAATTATCATATAAAAAACTTTATTGCACCCATACACGTCTTATTTTTAATATCACTGGTTGGTATATATTTTAATGTAGTTGAGTTTTATCTTTGGCTTTTTTTATTAGGTTGGACATTAATTTATGGTTTAGGACTTGTAGTTGGATTTCATAAATTATTATCTCACAAATCTTTTACAACAAACAAATATGTATCTTATTTCTTAGCTTACTTAGGATGTTTGGGAATTAGTGGATCACCTATTTGGTGGGCTGCTATACATAGAGGTCATCACCATGCTCACACAGAAACAGAAAAAGATCTCCAAACTCCTCGTCGAGGATGGTTTAATTCTTACATTGGATGGCAGTTTGGCGATGATACAAGTAAAATAAGTTTAAAATATGCTGCTGATTTAATAAAAGATCCAGTTCTTTTGTTTTTACATAAGAATTATCGTGCTGTTGTTTGGGGAACAGTGATGCTTGTTGGCGTGTTATCACCGAGTGTTGCCGTTTCATTGTTGATATTTCCAATGATTGCAGCACATCATGGTGAAAATATTACTAATTTATTTGGGCATAGTAGATTTGCTGGTTATAGAAATTTTGATACCAAAGACGATACTGTAAATAATCCAGTATTGGCTTTTATAACTTGGGGTCAACTACTGCACAACAATCATCATGCTAAACCAAATAATGACAGTTTTGCTATTAAGTGGTTCGAGATTGATCCAACCTTTCCCTTTGTTTGGTTTTTAAAAAAATTAAAATAATCAAGTTTTTATAAAAAAATTAAAAAAACTACTTAATAAGTAGAACAACATACACTATATTAAACAAGTAAGCAGCAAAGGTGTTGTTTATACGCTTCAAAATATACATAGGTAGATAAATATTTTTATGAAAAATGTTTGGATTTTCGGTGACAGTTATGCAGATAAAAATTATAACAACGCCTGTATCGAAAATTGGCCAATGTTATTAGAAAAAAAATATAATGTAAAAAACTTTGCAGTTGCAGGTTCTGGTCCAGAATACAGTATTAACACTTTGTATAACGAATTTAGAAAAACTAATGCAACTGACGTAAAAAAAACTACAGTTATATTTTTCATAAGTGCAGTATCTAGATACAACTTTTCTTTTTTACCACCACAATATCAGTGTTTAATAAAATTTGTAAATTATAATAAATCTGACATAAATCGCAAGCTTATTAATGCTCATGGAGACAAAAAGAAAATTTTATTTTTACAAGAATTTTTTAGAGAATATCATCTAAATCAACCCGATGAAATACAATATTTAAAAATATTAGGAACACTACAGATTTTAAGCAACAGATTTGAAAAAGTGTTGTGTATACCTTGTTTTAATCACATACCCGACTATGTTTCAACAAATACAGACAATTTTTATCTCTTTTCTCATATACCGTTTTATGTTAAAATGGACAAACAAAACTTTAAGTTTGGTCAAGATCCAAGATCAAATCATCTAGATAACGATAAACATCTAGAATTTTATGAACAATTAAAAAATTGGATTGATTTTAATCTTCTTGTTGACATTGAAAAAAAATAATAGTTAAATAACAGAAAAATTTTAAAAAGAGGTTGACATTGTGCGTAACGATGTTAAATTAAACAAGTAAGCAAGAAGTTGTTTACACGCTCTTTGATAATTTGGTAAACACTGTGTTTACACAGGTATATTGGGTAGTAGCACTGTCAAGTAACTAGGGTGGTTCCTAGCGAAACAACAGGGCCACACGCTACTGACAATAGGTTGAAATGGCAATGCTAACCACTATGTCTATCGACTGACGATAAGATAAACAATATATCGTTGTAAACACAGTAAGATGGGCGGCTTAGCGTCCACATAAGGGTAAGTGCAGTAATGCACCCAAAGCAAGGTTTCCTATAAACTTGCGCCAGCAATGGTCCATCTAAGCAAGCCTGGGTTAACATTACTCGTCTTGAGCGTAAGTAATGTCCGTCCGTAGAAAGGCGGTATCCAGTAAGTTAGAAGAACTGTCCGTAAGGATAGTCGCAGAGCCGGTCGGTGAGCGATAAGAGGGTTGGCGCCCGAACAGTTTTTAGCCAAACTAACGAATGGAAAATACCAACAGGTAGTTAACTAGTCTGAGCCTGCAAGCAAAGGCAAGTTAGCATCTTGAGCGTTGAAGGGAATTAATAAACCGGAGACGTGAAAAGACGTTGAGTAGTCCGCAAGACAAAAGACAGTCGGTGTGTTGTATTTTGCGTCTAACAAGGCGTGAAGCAACTGGGACAGCACATCGAAGTAGGTTCGCAATATTGCTTAACGGTAAAGCAATCGTCTTGATAACGATCGAATGCGGGTTCAACTCCTGCTATTGAAACAAAAGCGAAAGACTGTCCCGGTACGTTGTGAAAGGTGGTTAATGCCACACTCGCAAGAGAATGTGGTCTACGGATGCTCGCAAGGCTGATGTAGTTGTTCGGAAAGATAGCGTAACGGTTTAGCGACTGTGAACTGCTCGCAAGGCAGACGAAAGATAGAAGGACGAGTAGCAACGTGCGACGAGAGAAACGCCACTCTCCAAAAAAGGCACCACTGGGAGATACAGGATGACCGTAAAAGGCTCCTGTGGATAACGAGAGAACGTGGCTCGCAAGGCTAACGGTAATGCTCAAAGGCTCCTACAGCAAGGCATAATCTCAGCCTATGCAAAAATTAAGTTTAACGACATGTTAGTTCAAAAACCGGTACCGTTTGTGGAAAGTGATAAGAGGATTGACATATCTTTTAACTTAACTTGTTGAACAGTTTTCGAGTTCCGACCCATTTGGAAGTAGGCGACTACTCCATTTCCGAGACTGTTCTACCAGTTAAGTCTGTTTTCACATACATCCCGTAAACGAGGGTCGGCCACCCAAACTTTACTGAAACACGCAATGCGCTGGGGTGTATGTGTAAACAGAATATTGCGGGGTAGAGAAGCGGCATCTCGTTTGGCTCATAACCAAAAGATCGTGGGTTCGAGTCCCACCCAGCGCAACCAAACACTGGAAGTTTGGCAGAGATGGATTATTGCACCGGTCTTGAAAACCGACGGCGCTGAAAGGCGTCCCAGGGTTCGAATCCCTGAACTTCCGCCATAAATAATGTATGAAATATAAAGAACTTTTTGAGTTAAGAAATACTGCGATGGATTACTTTAAACAAAAGTTTCCACGTACACCAGATTATGTCATACAAGACTTTATATACAAGCATTATAAAAACAATCCCGATCAAATCGATTCTGACACAGTAGATTGGTTGAACGAGTTAACTTGGGATAAAAAAACAATACTTGTAACACTTGATATTTTTGACGACTGGACACAAGATCGTTTACGTCAGCTAATAGGCGATGCTGCACAAACAGCAGATCCTAGATACAAGACACAACAAGATATAGTAAATAAAACTGGCATAAGCAACGAACCAATTATAGTTACAGTAGAAGATGGTAAGTATGTTTTGCAAGAAGGATGGCACAGAACTGTTGCAGCATTAAAAAAGTATCCTAAGGGATACAAACAGGTTGCATATATAGGTAGTTAGTGCTATATTACAAATAAGGCGGAATTAGCTCAGTGGTAGAGCCCCTCGTTTACACCGAGGTTGTCGGGAGTTCGACCCTCTCATTCCGCACCAATTAAGACCGAATGTCACTGTACTGGTCTAGTCACCTTTATACACTTCGGTCGTCTAATACGGCCTGTTAGTCGAGTGGTTTAAGACGTCGGCCTGTCACGCCGAAGATCACGGGTTCAATCCCCGTACAGGTCGCCAACATTTTTTTCGAAGTGAAACAAGGTAGTTACAGTAATCAATTATGTAGCGTTCACATTCTAGTCCTTGTTTAAATGGTGTAAAAAGAGACATATAGATGTTCTTAAGGCAGCTGGGCCCGTTAAAATTCTACTAGAGAATGAGCTGATGCCAGCTTCGAAAAAAATTGCCCCTATGGTGAAATGGTAGCCGCGGAAGATTCAAAATCTTTTGCCGAAAGGCGTGCTGGTTCAAGTCCGGCTAGGGGTACCAAATACTAAATGCCCGCTTGGTGAAATTGGTAGCCGCGGCAGACTTAAAATTTGCTTCCTCAGGAGTGCCGGTTCGAGTCCGGCAGTGGGCACCAATACAAAAGATACAAAAGGCACCCTAGGGTGCCTTTTCTCTTGACTACTCTTTGCTTGTTTGTTACTATGCACTATAGGAGATTAACATGCGCACACAACCCGACTCGATTATTCGTGACCTTGAAAATCACAACAGCCGACTGGACAAAGAAGCAATCATCGAATCTGCTGTTAAAGAAAACCTCAACGAATTCTTTGACGGTGTTCGTATGGCGCTGGATCCGTTGGTTACATTTGGCGTTAAGCAAGTGCCATTTAAAGATACCGACGACGGGCAAGGACTACCATGGTCTGTTTTTGTACAATTGGCCGACGATCTTCGTTATCGTAATCTAACTGGACATGCTGCACGTGATGCAATTGAACTAACAATGCAAGTTGCAACACGATCGCAATGGAATGATTGGTATCGTAGAATTCTAATCAAAGATCTACGTTGCGGGGTAAGTGAAAAAACTGTGAACAAAGTTGCTAAAAATCATCCTGAATATCAAGTGCCTATTTTTGAATGTATGCTTGCTCACGACAGTGCCAATCACGAAAAAAAGATGACTGGACGCAAACAGATTGAAGTTAAACTTGACGGTGTTCGTGTATTGGTTGTAATTTACGACTGCGAAGGCAAGAATATTGCACTGTTTAGTCGAAACGGAAAACAGTTTCATAACTTTGATCATATCATTAAAGAAATTCGCACAGTTCTTAAAGACCGCCCTGCTCCTTATCCGCTAGTGTTAGATGGCGAAGTTATGAGTGCTAGTTTTCAAGATCTTATGAAGCAGGTACACCGTAAAGACAATGTATCGGCCAATGATGCAGTTCTGCATTTGTTTGATATTGTTCCTCTTGGATGTTTTCTAAACGGTGTGTGGGACAAGCCTCAGCATCTGCGCAGTGAAATGGTTCGTGCCTGGACAGAAGAACACAAGGACGTCTTAACGCACGTTACAGCACTGAGTTGGGAAACAGTGGATCTTGACACCGACACTGGATATCAACGCTTTGTAGAGCTTAATAAGCGGGCTGTAGCAGGTGGTTACGAAGGTGTTATGATCAAGGATGTTGATGCACCTTATGAGTGCAAACGTAGCCACAGCTGGCTCAAAGCAAAGCCGTTTATTGAAGTTACATTGGAGATTGTCGATCTTGAAGCAGGGACGGGAAAAAACACAGGAAAGCTCGGGGCTTTGGTATGCACTGGGCAGGATGACGGGAAAGATATTAGGGTCAATGTTGGTAGCGGGCTCACAGACGAGCAACGTGATACTTTTTGGCGTGACCGTGATCGTCTTGTTGGATCTCTTGTGGAAATTAGGGCTGATGCAGTAACGCAGAATCAAGACGGCACTTACAGTCTGCGTTTTCCGCGATTTAAAACATTCCGCGGATTTGCATCTGGAGAAAAACTGTGATCTACAAAATTGGTAGAATTATGGGACATATTGGGCACCCTCCGCCGGAGTCTAGTCCGTTTGCTGCCATTGCAGTATTGGGTATTGACACTACTCTTGCTCGTAAAGCAGTACAAAAACTTTACTTTGAAGAAGTGCCAGTAGTGAATAAATTTGGCCTCGCAGTTGATTCTTACGAAACCTACCACAATGTTTTCTTTGTGCCTAACGAAACCAAACACGGTAGCATATTTGCTATGAAATACGGAACATTAATTGATGACAGATGAACTAGAAAACTTTAAAAAAAAGTATCGTGCTCACGTACAACCCGGGCATAGACGCTATGCTGTGCCTAAGCGTATGAGCATGGACTCGCTAACTCCTAATTACGAACCGTTTGATCGTGACTTCGAATACGAACCCAGTGTTCAGATTGATATGCCCGAGCGTGACTTTAAAACACTAATTGGCATGGAAGCATATTTTGAATCACAACTAAAAGACCGAGACTGGGAAAACTTTAGTGGGTATGCCAAATCAATTGTAAGTCATTACGAGAGAGAACTTCGTATTCGCAACACTAATCCCGCAGCAAAAATTGCGTATGAAAAGTATCAAGTACTGTTAGCAATGATAGACAGCCACTATGATTAAAGTGCCGTTTGATATAGAAGGATATCACGGCTCAAGTATGCGTGGACAAATATTAAACAGTGCTGAACTCGACAAAACACTAGACAACGCATACAGAACCATGGAATGGTTCAAGTATCTGGCAGATCACGCAACGGAAATAAAAGTGTTAGAAAATTATGCCAATGCTGCAACAGTCATGACTACATATGTAGTAGGATTTGAACTCGAAGACAAATACGAGACATTCTACAGATTGAAGTATGGCGGTTGACATCTGCTATATATTGTTGTACATTTAGACTTAAACACAGAGGATCGACATGGCTCGCAGTGCAGTAATTAAAACCAAGAAAAAAACAACCGTTCGTGCAACTCGACGTCTTAGTGGTTTTGCTCTTGCTCCAACTGATGATTTTTGGAAGGCAAAACATTTTGTTCATTATGAGATCGAAAGCCGAGAATGGGGCAACAAGGTTAAGGAGTATGTAAAGCGGTTTCTTCCTAAACCCGACGCTGCACACATCAATCGTCTTCCTGAATGGAAAACTTCTAACTATAGTCATTGGGCAATTACTGCACACTGGCTTTTAAATAATCTCAATCCGCCCGGCGATTACGTTAATGGCTTTAAGCGGTACCTTGCTGGTCTTGTTGAAGAAGGCAAAGAAATTGCTAAAAAAGACAAGGTAGCGGAAAAAACTGTAAAGTCTACAGCACCAGTTCTCACCATTCAAGACAGAATCAATGAACAAGTTGGCGAAGCTCTAGAAGGTATTGAAGAATGGCTAGATGGATTTATCACTGATAAATCCGCATTTGATCCTAAGGGGTTTGACTTTACAGCACATTTTCTAAACTATAAAGTAAGTCAAGCACATGCTCGAAAGATAATGAACAAGTATCAGGGAGAACTCGGAGAAGCAAGGCTCATGGTGAATTTACCAACTCCACAAAGTATTGCTAAGATCAAAGACGAAAGAGAAAAAGATTTTGCACTGCAACTTCGCGAAGGCTATAGTCATCTAACAAAAAAAGATGCACAGGCATATTTGTCTGCATTGGAAACATTAACTGGTGCTTGCATGTTGGTAATTGATTCCAGCAAAGCTACTCGCAAACCAAGAGCTAAAAAAGCACCGAGCAAAGAGAAGATTGTAGCAGGGCTTAAGTATAAGCAAGTCGACGATAAGTATCAAATTGCAAGTGTCAATCCTCTCGACTTGTTGCAAAGTACCGAAATTTGGGTATTTAATACCAAAACTCGAAAGCTTGGAAAGTATGTTGCAGCAGAAGATGCATCGATAATGACTGTAAAAGGCAGTACCATTATCGGATACGACGAAGTAAAGTCTCTGCAAAAAACTCTTAGAAAACCTGAGGAGACTTTGAAAGAATTTAAAGCAGCAGGAAAAATTAAACTAAGAAAGTTTTTAGAAGAGATTAACACTACAGAAACTGTGCTCAGCGGAAGAATCAGTGCAGACGTAGTTATTCTTAAAGCCTCTCATTAAGATTGACAAAATAAAAAAATATTATATAGTGTGTTTATAAAGAAGGAAAAAACATGCCCTTAGTACCTATGGTAATTGAACAAGAATCTCGAGGCGAGCGTTCTTACGATATTTACAGTAGACTTTTAAAAGACCGTATTGTTATGCTAAACGGTCCTGTCGAAGATAACGGAGCAAACTTAATTGTTGCTCAGATGCTTTTCTTAGAATCTCAAGATTCTGAAAAGCCAATCAAGTTTTACATTAATAGTCCAGGAGGTGTAATTACTTCCGGAATGAGCATTTACGATACTATGCAATTTATCAAGCCAGAAGTGCATACTATTGTTATGGGTCAAGCTTGTAGTATGGGATCATTCTTGGCACAAGCTGGTGCAAAAGGACACAGATATCTATTGCCAAATGCTAGACACATGATACACCAACCTAGCGGCGGAGCAAGAGGCATGGCTAGCGATATTGAAATCCAATATAAAGAAATTATGTATTGGAAGAAACAGTTAACTGAGTTGTACGTACACCACAACAGTGTTGGCAAGACATATGAAGATTTTGAGCGTGATATGGATCGTGATACTTTTCTAAGTGCTAAAGAAGCAGTTGAGTACGGGCTTGCTGATTCTATTATTAGTGCTCGTTAAGTAGGATTTTTAATAGAATTAACCCTCATATAAATATTGTATGAAAGATAATACGGACAATATTAAAAAACAAATAACAGCATGGATAAAATGGATGTATTTCATGCCAATCTCAACCGTGCTGTTTGCTTTAACAATTTATGTGTTAGAGCTATCGGGCCTGGATACATTTGTTAATGTTGCAACATTTACATGGGTTCTTGCTATATCAGTTTGGTGGGTATGGGCATTAATGTGCATTGTAAATTTAACTAAGTTAATAAATGTTGCAGTAGAAGAACTAGACATTGTTAAAGATGAAGTTAAACAAATTAGAAAAGACATTATTTAAGTTTTTATAAGTAATGTTAGAGGACTATACGGGATCGCCCCTCTTTAAATATTCCGCACCCTCATAAAGCGAGGATGTAATGGTTAAAAAGTATGTTAGTACAAAAGAATACAAAGAAATAGGGCCTGTAGCTTACAGACAATGGAGAGCAAGCTCTCACTGTAATCTTATACACGGGTATGCACTGTCATTCAAGTTTGAGTTCGAAACGGATTATCTTGATGCAAGAAATTGGGCAATGGATTATGGCGGATTAAAACCTCTTAAATCCTTGCTTGAAGATTGGTTTGATCACACGCTATTAGTTGCAGTAGATGATCCACAACGAGACGAGTTGTTAAAGCTTGGTGAACTTAAATTAGCAAAGATTACCGAAGTAGAAAAAACTGGATGCGAAGGGCTTGCAGATTTTCTATACGAATACGTGAACACAGTATTCTTAAAAGACTATGGCGAACAAGAGCGTCTCTGGTGCAGTCGAGTTGAAGTAAGAGAAACTGGTGCAAACATGGCTTATAGACAAGGGCATAGAGAAGACGGTGAATTTCTATAATGAAGACATACCTGCCTACTGAAACTAAAGAAGGCAGGAAAGCGAGAAAGGCCCTTGAAAGACAGGGCCTTTCTCCTGTTATAATTCCTGTGGTAGAAACCGTTCCCGAAGCTGCTCCTGTCACAGGAAATAAAAATTATGTAGTTTGTTTAAAATGGGGTACAAAGTATGGTCCTGAATATGTAAACAAACTAAAAGCCATGACTGCTCGCAACTTAACTGTAGATCACGAATTTATTTGCTTTACAGATAACCGTGCAGGCATTGACAAATCTATACGAGTAGAGCCATTACCCGATATACCTGTTTCTGGTTGGTGGTACAAAGTATGGTTTTTAAGTAATGAACTTCCAATACAAGGAACTTTACTTTTCTTAGACCTCGATCTTATTGTATTTAGAAATATAGATAATTTGTTTACTTATAAGACTCAAAAAAACTTTTGCATAATAAGAGATTTTAATAGAAATATTAGACAAAGTTGGGATCGCATGAACAGTAGTGTTTTTAGAGTAACAATAGGACATTATAACAACGAATATCAAATCTTCAAAAAAGATCCTCAACAATTTACTAGAAGAATGCACGGTGATCAAGACTGGATGTTTAAACACATAAAAGAATTTTCCTTCTGGCCCGACGAATGGATACAAAGTTATAAATGGGAAATGCGTAGCAGAAATGATTTAGGTGTTGTCAACGGAAAAAGAAACTTTAGGCATCCAGGAAATCCTAAGATATTAGATCAAACAAGTGTTGCAGTGTTTCACGGAGAACCTAATATACCCGACTGTAATGATCGATGGCCCATAGAAAATTGGGGTTGACTCGGGGGTACGTTCTATGTATAGTGTAAACATGACACACAACATCATCACAAAACGCATCGGCTTTGCTTGCAAATATCTTTATCGTGATCAATCGCTCAAGAAGCGTATTTTAGAAGATTACGAACGTCCTCTTAATACTAAAGCAACAACTGTTGCTTGGTTGAACAGACAGAAAAAGTCTGAAGCCGAAGTTCGGCTTTGGGAAATTATGGTTCATAACATTAATTCTATGGAAAGGTTGATTACATATGTTGGAAGTTTACCTCCAGCACTCCGTATGGTACGTATTGGCAGCGATATCCTGCCTGTTTATACTGAGTCTAATTGGAGTTACTATTGGAAGCAACCAGATGTCATCCAATACTGCGAACGAGAATTTGCTCGAGTGGGTGATCTTGCACGTAGGCTTGATGTTCGCTTGTCTATGCACCCTGGCCAGTTTACCGTTTTGGCTTCCGATAATCCTGATGTAGTCGAACGCAGTATTGAGGAGTTTGAATATCATGCGAATCTCATCAGGTGGATGGGCTACGGTAAGCGTTGGCAAGACTTCAAGTGTAACGTCCACATCTCCGGTAGAAAAGGTCCAGCCGGTATCATCGACGTACTTCCAAGATTGTCTCCAGAGGCAAGAAACTGTATTACTATTGAAAACGACGAAAACAGCTGGGGACTCGACGCAAGCCTAGAACTTGCTGATCACGTAGCTCTAGTGTTGGACATTCATCACCATTGGGTCAAGACAGGTGAATACATCGAACCCAACGACAGTCGTATTGGTCGCATTGTTGACAGTTGGCGCGGTGTACGTCCTGCTATGCATTACAGTGTTAGTCGTGAGGATGTTCTAACAACACATGACGTTAACACCAAGCCCGTGATGAGTGTTTTACTTGAAAATAATCATAAAAAACAACAACTCCGCGCACACAGCGACTATATGTGGAACAACGCTGTAAATGAATGGGCGCTAAGTCATTGGGAATGGGCAGACATTATGGTAGAAGCAAAGTGCAAGAATCTTGCCAGCATCAAGTTGTATGAACATGCAATTCGATGAACAAACCTCAGAGGAAATATACGACGAAAGAGAAGATCCTCGCATATGGGGAGAACTTGACCTTGAACGCAGAATTGCACATACTAAGGAAACAAGGTGTTTAATTCCGTGGAAACGTTGTTGGGATTCAGAAAAATCTTTGTTTCTAAAAAAATGCGTTAAAGTAACTTGCTCTCTTTCGGGTCCGGGCGACGATATTCGTACGTATTATTACTTTGAATCTAAAAGATGGACTATTAGGCTGTTAAAAAAATAAATACTGTATGAGTTATTTAAATCGCATGTACGGCGGCAACAGACCGTCACAGGAAACAAAAAACACCAATCGTGTACTAGGTGGTTTGCGCGGGCAAGGCGCTGACCACTATTCTATCCTAGGAGAGGATGGAGTAGAAAGAAACGTACCTACACAAAAATACGTTCAAAGTCTTGAGCAAAAACTAAGAGATCAAGATGCACGTATGTCTGTATTAGAAAAAAAGATTCGAAATATGTCAACTGATCAACGCATGTTTGCACAAGCAGTTACAAAAAAGTTATAACTTTCCTATACCCAAGTTAGAACTAGCACTTAAATTCCAAACTTTTTTACGCTCAACGCCCTTGCGTTGGGCGAATTTTTTTGAATTGCATTCTGGGCAAACATGAAAGTAATTGTTGCTCAATCTTTTAGGATCCATTGAGCCTCGTTCTCTAGAAAATTCTTTTGAACAATTGTCGCAACGAAAATGCACAATTGCTTTTCGCTTTGTATAGCTATGCTCTGTACCGAGCTTGCTTTTTCTCACATGTGGAGTTTCAATTACTGTTTGTTTGATAAACATAGTAGTATTTACATTAAGATTACAAAAAATACCTATAAATAATAGAAAGGGAATGTTATGGAAGTTTGCACACTTACAGAATCAGCTAAAAAACAGATAGACATGCTATGTCAAGAAAACAATTGCTATGCAATTAGTTTAAACATTCGCGGCGGGGGATGTGCAGGGTTTGAATACGATTGGGGAACAATATCTCATCCTTCAGAACTACATCCTGGAGACATTGTTGTACACACAGACAATGCAGGACGCTTTGTTATAGGAGCACATAGTCTTATGTTTTTAATAGGAACCGAAGTAGACTACATTCGTAGCTTAGTAGGAAGTAACTTTGAAATTCGTAACCCAAATGCAAGAAGTAGTTGCGGATGCGGAGTAAGTGTAAATTTTGATTTAGAAGAGTTAGAATCGTCTAACATATAATGGAGTTTAAATAATGGCACAACAAATAGTTAATATTGGCGTTGAAGGAAATGACGGTACCGGAGACAGTATTCGCGAATCCTTTCGTAAAGTTAACGAAAATCTAAACGAACTTTACGCAGTATTTGGTCTAGGCGGTCAAATTAGTTTTACAACTCTAGACGATGTGCCACAGGAATATGTTGTAGGTCAAGACGAAAACAAAGTTTTACTTGTTAATAATGATGCATCGGGCATAAGTTTTTATTCATTTGTTTCTGACGCAGGAACTAATGATCCACTAGATCCAGCCAACACCATTGCGTTTTCTGTTGCAGACGGAAAACTAATGATTAGATCTGTTAATACTAAATTAAGTCAAGATCCAGCACCATTTACCATACAACCTCTAAAACTAGGTGCAGCAATTGCATATGACAACTTAACTCAGGCAGAGCTGTTGGATACCGCAGGAGTTAACACACTTATTAATGAGTGGAATACTGTACACGGCGCAGGAAGTCCAATTTCAGCAGATAACTTGCTTGTAAGCAAAGGCTATACCGACGCAAACTATTTACAACCTAGCGGTCCTATACGTGTTAGAGAAGAACCTACTAGTTATGCAGAATACACAAAAACTATTAGCAGTTTTACCAGTGGAAATGCAGTAATAGCCGATCACGGATTTAATAGTGGTATTAATGGTGTTGGGTTTTTATATAACAGCACTGCATCAAACGCAACTCCGTTATTAGAAAGTGTCAATGCAGGAAGTTTTGTTTCTGGAAGAACTTATGAAATTACAACAGTAGGAAATACCAACTGGTCGGCTATTGGAGCAACTACTTTTGAAGTAGGCGATAGATTTGTTGCAACAGGAGTTGGATCGGGTTCGGGTGTTGCTGCGGCAGTTTATTTTATGAGATACGTTAATTCGAATCAATTAAGTTTTCATTACACTATTGCAGATGCAAAATCTGGATCGAATAAAATTTCTGTTAGCGGAGGCACCGGGACACAAACTATAACTGATACCGGTATTAACGAATTATTTGAAGGATATTGGTTAGAGAATGAAGCTGTTCCAAGAAAAGCAATTGTTCGCCGCCAAGGTGACACAATGCAGGGGCCTTTGTATCTTGCAGATCACCCATATCCATTTAACGGTGTTGGAACACCTAATACCGAATTCGACTTACAAGCTGCAACTAAGTTGTACGTTGATTCTTCTTCTTTTGCAAGCATTATTAACTTATTTGTTGCTACATCCGGTACAGACATACAACCAAACACTCCCCCAGGTAAAACAGGAAGATCGTTTAGCTATGCATATAGAACAATTTCAGCAGCTTGTCAGAAAGCAGAGCGTCTACAACAAGGAAGTGCTCCTGAACTAGGACCTTATGTACAGACTATAACTTACGGAAACGGTGCTACAAATGCAGATGTTAATAGTGTACCTGGATACAATACTGATGTTGATCAAGATCTAGTAGTTTCTACAATTGACGCCCAAAAATTATCAATTATAAACACTGCAATAGCAGCAATAGAATCTCAATATCCTACCTTTGTGTTTGACGAAACTCTTTGGAGAACAGATTTAGAATATATTCTTGATTCTGTTAAATTAGACGTGCAAGCAAGTATATCTGGTGGAATCAAACACAACTACTTGTCAAGATATGCCGGATTAAGATATTTTAGAAATCCAACTTCGGAAGTAGCAGTTGATGTAAACGGACAATACGTACAAACAACATATGCTATTACCCAAATTCGTACTGCAACTGTTGCTGCGTTAGTAGCTGCATCTATACTCGAAAGTACTGAATGGAATGATGCCGTTAAAGACTTGTTTGATGATGTATTAGATGTTATTAATCCTGATGTTAACGACCCTGCACTGGTTGAAAGTACAAATTACTATACATTTAGAATCAACAGCGGCCCAAGCAGCTATGTTGATCAAGCTATCTCAACAAATCCTGATATTTTTCCAGGAAAACTAATAAGAGGCAAGAGCTCTGGTGCAATAGGTAGAATTGTTACATATACTAGAGGAGAAGATATTGTAGGAACTCCTTCGTATGACGAAGTAACTATGCAATTACTTGAGCCAGTTGAATTTGATCTAAGTGAAGAATTAGAATATGGTAATTTATCTAACATTCAACAGGTTACAATTAACGTCGAAACTGGTATTTACGATGAACATTTGCCAATACGTGTGCCTGCTAACACATCTATTATCGGAGACGATTTTAGAAGAACAATAGTTCGACCAGCAGCTGGCCCAAGCCAATCGCCATGGGTTGATATTTGGTTTTATAGAGATGCTGTTATTGACGGAAATACAACAGCATCAGGCGGCCTTGAGGGGAAATACGGAAGCGATAGCACATTAGTTGGTTATTATGGTCATCATTATCTAACAGATCCAAGCAACCCTGACAGTTTACCTAAAAATAACAACGAACTAGATATGTTTATGATGAACGACGGAACTATCTTACGTAGTATAACATTCCAAAGACACGGAGGATTTGCTGTAGTTTTAGATCCAGAAGGACAAATACTTACACGTTCGCCATTTATACAATCATGTTCAAGTTTTTCTAGAAGTAAAAATGCTAAAACATTTTCGGGTGGTGCATACATCGACGGCTATAGCGGAAACATGGCTGTTAGAGTAGTTGGAAAAAATGGAAACTTTGAAATAGACGTTGAAACTCCGGTATACACCGGTCTCGGAATTCGTAAACCAACACTACCAACTAGTTTCTTTATCGATGGCGTACGATATCAAGTTAACGCAATTAAAGACTACGAACCTTCTGCATTAAGTGTTGACGGCTCAACAACTGTTGCAAAAACTACTCTTTTATTAGACGAAACCAGCAACGGTGCACTTGGACTAACTACTTCAGTTGTAACAAACAGTCAACATTTTGATATTACACTATTAACCGGTGGTAATAAATCTGTACTTGCAAACGACTTTACTAACCTAAATGATCTAGGATATGCGGTTGTTGCAAATAATAATGCAACTACAGAACTTGTATCAGTCTTTACATACTATTGTCATATAGGTTACTATGCACTAAATGGATCTCAAATTAGATCGTTAACTGGTAATAACAGTTATGGTACATATGGCCTAGTCGCCGAAGGAAGCGACCCTGACGAAAAAGCTTCGGCTGTTGTTCTAACTCAAGATCTTGGTCAACCTGTAAAAATATACAACGTTGACCAAATTGTTGAATTAAGTGGAACAAGCCTCGGTATTTCCGAGGGCAATACATTAACTCAAATACAAACTGCTGTTACTGTTACCGGTATTGTTGCATACATTGAAGAAGTAGGCGGAAATACACTTGCACATATGCAGACACTGGTAAATGGTTCATTCAATACTGTTGATTCTGTTACAACATATGGTATTCCAGTGTCGATAGATAATCTAGGATACACGTCAAATCAAGATGATTTAACCCTCTTTGTTTTTGACTTAACAAACTATCCAATGAACGGGGCTGAAGTTGAAATACTACACTCAACTGGACTTTACTATCCTTACGGAATTTCAACTGCCTCAGAAACAGACATCGAAGTGCCAGTCGCTTATTGTGATTCGACAAATACTGCAATAAGACGAAAAGTTTGGAGATTAGACTTATCCAGTGGGGTTTCTACTGGAGCAACTGGAATACAAGTTAATACTACATTTGGTACTTTTGGTAACTATAGAGACAAGCAAAACTTCTTACTTGGCGGATTACCTGCATCTCTAGCAACCAGACCTAGTACTGCATTGGTATTTGATGAACAGCCCGCTCAAACTTATAGAACTATTTCGTTTGATAATACTATTGTTTCTGCTATCGCAACTCCAGCAGGTGTTAAAAGAATCGGTATTGATGCAAATTACGATGCCATAGATTTAACTGTTAATAATGATTATGCAGGCGATGCAAATCTTGATGCTGGCGCCGGAACTATGGGTGCTAATGTCGGCGACACTATGATTGCTATAGAATTACTCGATGCTGTAGATGTAACTAGAGTCAACGGCGGTAACATGATATTTACTTGGGCCGGTGTAACTCATAGAATTACAGAATACGAAGTAGACTCAAGTGGTGCATACGGTGTAGTTAAGTTTGTTGATTTATATAGCATTAATGATGCACACACAAGTGGACTTGCACTTAGAGCAGACAACACTATTGGTAGTACAAATTCTCTCAAAGCGGTATTACAATCAGACGAAACTGCAACTCTTACCGTAAATATCTCTACATGCCGTGCGACAGGACACGACTTCTTATATATCGGTACTGGTGGATATAACAGCAGTAACTATCCAAACAGAATATACGGTGATCCTGCTACTGACTGGGTTACAGACGAAGAAGCAGTGGACGAAAACGGTACTAGCAGTAAAGCACAGGTTCAAGAAAGATTGAGAGGTCGTTGTTTCTTCTCAAGTACTGACCAGGACGGATTCTTCCGAGTAGGACGTTTCTTTACTGTTGACCAAGGCACTGGATCTGTTACTTTTAACGCTTCTTTAGTGTTAACTAATATCGATGGGATTGGATTTAAAACTGGGGTTCGTGTTACTGAGTTTTCACCAGATGATAGCTTTACAGATGCAAAAGGCAATGCTGTTCCAACAGAAACTGCTACAGAAGGGTATATAAATAGACGTCTTGGGTGGAACCGTAACGGTACAAATCTATCGCCGGGAGATTTAATTGGACCCGGCGCCGTTCGACTTGACGGCGGAAACAGTTTAACTGGTGACTTAAACATGGGTTCCAACAAGATTACAAACGTTGCAACCCCAACAAACGGAACGGATGCAGTTAATAAAGACTATGTTGATGCAAATAACGAATTAAGTGAACTAGAGGATGTTGCAATTGCTACACCAGCAGAAGGCCAAGTGCTTGCATATGTAGCAGGTGCAACTAACAAGTGGGTTAACGTACCTTTTGACACTAGTTCTGCTACTACTGACATTACATTTAGTTACGCATCCGGCGAATTAAGAGCTGCTATTGCATCAGAAGTAATTATGGATGCAGATGTTAATCTAAATGCTGCTATTCAACAACGTAAACTAAGCATGAATGCTGCAACTACTAGAGCAAATGCTACAGGTATTACACAAGCTGACCTAGGACTTGCAAGTTTTAACAGCAGTGTATTTACATCAACAAACGGATGGGTTACTGTCGGCACTAGTGGTATTACAAACACAATGCTAGCTGGCTCAATTGCTAATAACAAACTTTCTAACAGTTCTATAACGTTTGGAGATGGAACTACAACTAGTGCGATATCGTTAGGTGGAAGCTTAACAGTTCAAGGTACTGCAAACGAAGTAGAAGTTGCATATAGTGCAGGAACATTTACTGTAGGTTTACCAACTACTATTACAGCGACCTTAAGTGGTAATGCTTCAAGTGCTACAGTTGCAACTACAACCACTATCACAGCAAAAAACACTGACGCTGCACCTAACTTTATCACTTTTGTCGCTAGTCAATCGGGTAACTTGTCGGCATTTACTGATAGCGGTTTAACTTGGACACCTACTACTAATACCCTCGGATTTACATCCGGTTTAATTACCGGTCTGAACAAAGCTACATTTGCAGGCGCCACAACTGTAAACGAAATTATAGTACCTACAAACTTAGCCGATGCGCTAACTATACGAGATAACGCAGGCACACCGGTTGATATATTAGATATAACAACCACAACTGGCGCACCGACGTTTAATGTTAAAACAAACATGACCATTACCGGTAATATTTTACCAAATGCAAACAGTCCAACTGATAGCGGACGTATGCTAGGAGGTAGTGGAAACCGTTGGAACACTGTTTATGCAACTACCTTTAACGGTACTGCTACCGAAGCATTATACGCCGACTTGGCAGAAAACTATTTGGGTGACAGCAAGTATGAGCCAGGCACTGTGCTAATATTTGGTGGCGAGCAAGAAGTTACTATTACAAGTACAAAAGGCGACCGACGTGTTGCTGGTGTAGTAACTACAAATCCAGCACACTTGATGAACAGTGCATTAGAAGGCGATCATGTTGTAGGAATTGCACTGCAAGGTAGAGTGCCTTGTAAAGTTCTCGGACGTGTACAAAAAGGTGACTTGGTTGTAAGTAGTGCAATACCCGGTTATGGTATTGTCGACAACGATCCAAAAGTTGGAACTGTAATAGGTAAAGCAGTTTCTAATAAAACAGACGACGGTAAAGGCATCGTTGAAGTAGTAGTAGGAAGAGTATAATGGCAAAACAAACTATTAACATAGGAACTAGTGCAAACAAGGGCGACGGAGATCCTTTACGTACTGCATTTACTAAAATAAATCAAAACTTTACCGAAGTTTACCTCGGTCCTGTGGTGTATACACAGACCCAAGTAGATAGTTTAACTCCTCAGTTTGGAATGTTGATTTATAACTCAACTACAGGAAAGTTTCAGGGCTATGCAGCAGATACTGGCGACAGTACAGCAGGCTGGGTTGATTTACACTAAATATATAAAACGGAGATAATAAATGGCAATCAACCCGATTAATGTAGGTAATGCAGCAAACGATGGTACTGGTGACGACCTTCGCGAAGCATTTATCAAAATAAATCAGAATTTTCAACTACTAGATGGTATTGCAGAACAAGTTGGTAGCAACTTAGGATCGTCGGGCGCAGAAGTTTATTCGACTACAACCAATAATACACTTTACTTTAGAAGACTTGTTGCAGGCACTAACATACAACTAACTCAGTTAGCCAATACCATTGTTGTTGATAATACTATGCCAGAGAGTCGTTTTACAATAGTTACAAACTCTGGAAGCATGGTTTCAGGTGCCGGTATTAACTATAATATTTTAGGTGCCGATGCTATTACTGTATCAGCAAACGAAAATACAAAAACTATTACAATTACAGGAAGTTTGTTACAAGATACTACTCCGGAGCTCGGTGGAAACTTAGTAGGCAATAATAGAAATATTACTGGTATTAACGCACTAACTGCTACAACTGTTAATGCAACTAACTTACTAACAACTAATATCGGCGGAGTTAATTATCAAAACAGACTCGGAAGATATATTACTAGCTTTGATTTAGGTGAGCTAGATCAACCGGTTGAAAGTATATTAGATTGGGTAATATTGCAAACTGGAATAGATTTTGGTACAATTGCGACACCATCAGTCGGGGATGTTGACTTTGGCAGCATTGTATAAGGAGATAATATGTTACCACAATGGACTGCGCCAACTAATACAATACTTGCTAGAATTCCAGAAAATGCAATAGTTTATCTACCCCTTCCATTAGACTCTACAGTAAGTGCAAATACTTCGATAATTTCAGGATCCTTGCCTCAAGGATTAACATTAGCGAATAACATAATTACAGGGTCTCCGTTTCCTGTAAACGAAGTAACAGTACGTACATTTGTTGTAAGAGCATCAAACGCCGCTGGCGTATTAGATAGAACTTTTTCTATATACATTGAAAATTATCCTACATGGACTGCGGATAACAATTATAATTTTGGAACATTTGAAGAAAGAAATACAATTGATATACCGTTGCCTGTTTCTAATGTACAAAGTCTAAGTACTTTGGTTATAAGTGGATCTTTGCCACCGGGCTTAAGACTATTTCAAAATAGAATCAAAGGTACTATTTTAGAAGTTGCTCGAGATACAACATTTACTTTTGTAATTAGAGCGGATCTCGGTGGTGCAGTGTTAGATAGAACTTTTACTATGACTGTACAAGGCCCCGACAATCCGCAATGGATTACCGATGAAGGAAGACTGCCTGTAGGATCTAACGAATCATTTTTTATTCTTGATAACAGTTTAATAAATTATCAATTGTTAGCCAGCGATACCGACTTGCCAGCCGGAGATTCTTTACAATACTATATTGCTGAAGGCGAAGGCGAGTTGCCCCCTGGTATTAAGTTAACTACAGATGGCCGTATAACCGGTATAGTTGATCCTATATTAGCATTAGATATAAACGCTTCCACTGGCGGATACGATGTAGGACAATATGGATTGTTTCCTTTTGATTTTGGAATAGTTAGTGGAAGCGGTCTTGACACTTATTATTATGATACTAAGGTTTATGACTATAGTGTTCCAACCAGAGCTCCTAAAAAATTAAATAGAACTTACGAATTTATAGTAACTGTAGCAGACAATGTTTCATTTGCAAAAAGAAAGTTTTCTATATACGTAGTTAGCGATGACTTCTTAAGAGCAGATAATACTATAATGAAAGCAGCAGATGGAGTATTTACGTCTGATAATACATATTCAAGAGTTCCATTATGGTTAACTCCGTCCGATTTAGGAATTAAACGTGCAAATAATTATATTACAATTTATTTAGATGTTTTAGATACCTATACGTTAGAAGGCGATATAATCTTTTTCCAAGAGCCAGTGAACCCCGGAGTTTACAAATTAAAATCTACAGGAGAAACAATAGAAAACGGTAACTATGAAATTGGCGGCGTTCTTCCATACTTTCCTAAAGCTAACTATCAAACAACTAGCATATTAGATTTTGATGTTATATTTCCTGAGTCAGAAAGTAAGTTTCCGCCGGGTGTAACTTTAGATTCCGAAACTGGAGAAGTAGCCGGTATTGTTCCATACCAACCAGCAGTTACAAAAGATTATAGATTTACAATTAGAGCCGATCGCTTTGATATAGGCGAGGGTCTTGTAAAAGTTTATGGAACATATAACGCCGAAGTACTTAGTGGAAATACTAGAATTAGAATAGCAAAACTTCCAAGAGGCACGCAGGACGGAATTGATGATTTACAATCATTAATTGGAAGAGAACTGCCTATTGAGCAACGTTATTACACAGTTAAAAACGTTTTTGGTGATAACGAATTTTGGGACGAAATAGAAATTTCTTCTCCGTTGGAACCAACACCTGTAGCTACGCCAATCACAGTTAAAAAATCTGCTACAACTAGTCAGGACTATATTTTTGTAAACACCATGCTAGATAGGGATAAAAAGTTTTATATAGGAAAACAACTAAGATATTCTGACTTGGAATATTATCCAATTACTTCGATATATCCTTATATAGAATACAAAGTGTATCTCGACGACAGTACAGTTGGGATAGAATTGGTTACAAGTATAACCGGTCCAGTAATTGGAACTATAGACGAAACACTTGAATCCTTTTTAGGGTCCGCAGAACATCCGGCATATGTGTCAAGCGTTTCAAATATTCACGGAGTTGTTGAATTAACATTGGTATTACCTGCTACAGCAGAAAATAGAAATACTAATTTTATTAAGAGCTTGTTCCATACCGCTGATAGTTCACCTATAATTCTTAGTGAAATAGATAATTATGACAGAATACAACTAGATATTGCTCTTGCTAGAACATATTCTACAAGCAGTCAAATAAGTTTTGGAACTTACACTGGCGGATTTTTTACTATTACATTTCCTAGAGCAGAAGTTGAAGTTGCTTCAAAGAAAAAAACATTTACTATTAAGTTACTAGGCGAAGTTGATAGTACTATTAATTGGATTACTGAACCTGATTTAGGAACACTTAACGCTAATAGAATAAGTACCCTTTTTGTTAAAGCTGAAACTAGTGTACCCAACGCTGTATTAATATATAATTTAGTATCGGGTAAACTTCCGTATGGGTTAACATTGAAAAACGATGGCGAAATTATAGGAAAAGTTCCAATAAATGGAACAGCAACATCGCCCGGATTAACTTTCTTTGACTCGGG